TCAGGCATCACAGGAAGCAATTAAGCGTTACTGGATCAAGGAAAGACAGTCAGAAGGGAGTGGGACGGAATGAAAGAAGAGATCAGAAGAATCAATGAATCGAATGGAATAAAGTAACGTGATCCATAATTATATTATTGCTTTTTATCAGCACTGATACCTGTGAAGGCATCAGTGTTTTTTTTGAAAAATATGTTTTACAACATAAAAAATAATTTTTTCGTCTCAATTACTCACCCTATCTTTGCATCGGTAAAAGCGAAGAGGGTATTTGATATTCAGAGCGATACAAATTTAACCGAATCGTCATTCTAAACAATAAACTCTAAAAGACTGATAATTATGGAATTATTTTTTCTGATTCTTGCAGTGATGTTCCTGCTTGAAGAAGCCAAAGAAAAGGCTGAAGAGGCTAAAAAAGCCCCAAAAGAGCAAAGCAATCGTTTATAGTATTTAAACCTAACAAGTGTTAATATGGAATTAATTGAAAAAACTAACGGAAACAATCTCGGCCAGAATTACCAGGTTAAGCTCTGGTGGGATGAAGAAGAATCTGTATATGTTGTAAGATACACATGGCAGAATCTTCGCAAAAAGTACACCCGTACCAAGAGAATTGCTAACGCTAAGTCAGCGCAGTGGTATTACTCATATTCTATACACACGTGCAGGAGACACATAGGACTGGAAGAGTCTCCATTAAGCAATCTATATCCTACGCCCTACAATCAGAACCGGAAGGAGGTATTGGTGATATGGAAGTAACCCAATCTGAGAAAAGTCCGACTCCGTATCTGAGAGTTTTTCCAAAAGCAAAGGTTAAAGTCGTAACAGGTGACTATGTATATGACAGAAAGGGACGCATTAAAGATAAAGTGGTATATGGTGTACTGGTCGAGTACCGTGCTGTATGCCCCTGGAATCCTGAGATAGACCTTCTATCAGAAGAATGTGCAGCATGTAAGGAGAATCGTAGAAGACATGTTGATCAGAGATATCCATCATTCTCATGTGTATGTCAAAGAGTCATCGACAGAGTTCCTATTCCACCAAAAGCTGCAAGGCGAGCAAGGGAAATAATCAGGCAGCGAATAAAGGAAAATACACCTGCTGCCTATTTGAGGCACAGAGAAGATATGCGACATCAGATATTCGAAGCAAAAAGAAACGCAATGCTTAACACGAAAAAGAAACGTGTTAAGAAAGGCGGCAAACCTTAACAGGTTGAAGGGTTGGACGAGAGGTCGAAGTCACTGCACCATACAAGCAAGCAGAGCTGGTGCAAAATCAAATAGGGAGTGTTTGGTCCGCATAGCACAGCGACTCCCTAAGTAGGACATCAGGGGTTCGAATCCCCTACCCTTCACAAGCAAAAGAATCGAGATACTCAGAAACTGCAAGGGGAACTCTTCGAGAGCCATCACTTACCGCCTGCGACGATTGGGTCAAAGACTGGTAAACCTCAACAAATAAATAGCAGGACGAGAGGCAATGTGCGAAGAAACGTAGCACACCGGAAGGCAAAGCACTATGTGAGTAGTGCCGGCGATGAGCCAAGGCGAAAGCCCCATACCTTACCAATGGAAATCCAGGTGACGTGTTCACCCGTCAAAGATTCTTTGACAACTGGCAGTGAGACTTAAATCGAAACAGTTGTTGCTATCTGCCGTATAGCTCAGTGGTAAGAGCTTGGAATATCCTTTATGCTTGATGTAGCATTTCCGTAAAAATACATCATCGAGAGCGATGGTTCGAATCCATCTACGGCAGCCCATTACTATCTTTATATCGAAATACATTTTGATGTATTCATTTTTTATCATTTTTTGTATTTTTCCACCAGTCTGTGAAGATAGGTGGTTTTTTATTGACTTATAAAACATCTATATGATAACATTACATACACCAACAGAGAAGATCATCTCCGAGCTCAATATCGAGAAGCGTAAGGCTATATACTGGCTACGCAAGCATTACCACGGAGATATGGGATTCGATGAGATGCTAAGACATCTTTACTTTGAAGCAAAGTCAAAGAAAAAGAATGTATGCAGTGACGTGATAGAATACACATCTCAGTCAGGCAATCACTGGATGTCATTTTCAACTGCTACATATTACGCAAAGGCAAACCAAGCGTACACCCAGACCACTGCACTCTGCTATCATGAAACGATGCAGTCTATTGGAGTGTATCTGCCAGGTTCCGCTGCCAATGATGATACACTCTATTTCACCGACCACTTTTTTCTCCGGTTCTGCGACCGCCTGGGCATTAAAGACATTCACAGTAAGAAAGTCGTGCAGAAATTCATCTTGCATATTCCTGGTATTGTATATCGCGACAGAGGCGTGTACGATAAGCATGGACGTGAATATGTGGACTGCAGATTTCCTGGCAGCATAGGCAGAGGCATTCGAAGGAAAGACGGTCCCATTGTAGAGATTCGTACATTCCTGAAGGATAGCGAACTCTCACCCAAGCAACTCTGGGAGACCAAGGATCTGCGAGAGGTCGCTGACAGACACGATATGACTCCGCCACCGGTCAAAGTAGCAGGTCTTATCAGTCGTGACGATATGGCAGCAGCGGTTGACACCCAATTCACTATAAACTACGATAGCGATATCAACTCTCCCCTACAGATGCAGTGCATGACATTCAGTATGCTGCTTGTAGGTTCCCTCAGCGAGTGTGGTTATATCAGCAACAAAAACTATCCACTACTGAAGCACCATGCCAAAGTAAACCGCGATATCATAGTTGACATTATAAGAGCCGGTGACGACTCAGAAGAATACCTAAAAGCAAAACTTGAACAAATGCTTATGAATGACAATATCCCCATCGGAGACATTGATAAGCTCTACCAGAATATAATCACTAAAGTTAATCAATATAAACAATGGAAGTAAACGGTAAAATTATCGCGATAGCTGAACCGAGAAGCGGCGTATCGCAAAATGGTAATCCTTGGATGTCACAAGACTTCACAATCGAGTACAGATGGTGGTCTAACCAGCAGACACCTTCTAACATGGTATTCACTATCTTTGGCGAAGAGCGTATAAAAAAAGCAGCTCTCCAGGTTGGTAAGGAGGTCAAGATTCGTTACCATGCTGAGGCGCACCTATTCAATAATAGATGGTTTGGAGAAAATCGCGCAGACGGAGTTTCTCCACTCGAAGGTGTAACTAACAGTCCAAGCAACGAAAATGCAGCACAACCAAAATCCGAGGGCGAACAAGAGGCGACACCGACACCACCACCTACACCTGCAGAAGAAAACAAAGACGACCTGCCATTCTAATATGGAAAATAAAGAGTATGAATACATCCCCGATTGGTATCCAGTCGGGGATTAAAAACGAGAAGCAATGAGTGAGCAATTACCGCAACCGCAATCAGGACAGGATATAATGATGAAAGCCATTGAGCCCTACTTGCTCAATCCGGAAGAAGATTATCCTGAACCTTATGCCATATTAGAATACAACGGTATTCCATTTTCTCCCCTTGGTGGCATCCAAGCCATCAGTGGTCAGAAGAAAAATGGTAAGACCTTCGTACTTGCTCAACTGATGGCAGCTATAGTCGGACACTCTTCGCAGAGAATTGGAGAATACTTACCAGGTCTAAAGATTCCTGAACGAACACTCCAATACCTGCGAGAGAAACACAACAATCCCAACTACGAGCCAAAAGTGCTGTACGTTGACACCGAGATGGAGAAATTGAACAGTGCTAAAGTGCTTAGGAGAGTACACTGGTTATGCGACTGGGATATAAGACATACCGACGACAGATTCCGTGTTATGTGGATGCGCGAAATAACACCAGACGAAGGCAGTAAAGAGCAAGCCTATCAGAAACGATACAGACTTATTCAATATGGTATCGAAGCACTGCATCCCGACGTTGTATTCATTGACGGTGTTCGAGATATTATAGGAGACTTCAACGACAACGCTGAAAGCTCGATACTCGTACAGAGTCTTATGGCACTCGCTTCACAAAAGGGCATCAGCATTTGGCTGGCTCTTCACATGAATCCGAGACCTAAGAATGATGATGAGTCGAAGATGAGAGGTCACCTCGGAACTGAACTTGGAAATAAAGTTACAGACACCCTGGTAGTCATTAAGCATAAAGACAAAGAGACCGGTCAGATATCCTTCACCGTACAACAGCAAGACGCACGTGGTAAGGATATGGACGATTGGGTATTCGAAGTCACTGAAGATGCTGGAGCGCTCGGGATTCCACGGATAAGAGGTGGCAACCTGCAACGAATCATCTACGACAATAAGAGCGAAACTGAAAAACGAGAGCACAGCGTATTCGAAGTAGTTCAACACCTCATAGAGAGTAATGTCAGCAGGAGTGTAACATTCACCGAAATAACTACCGCCCTGAAAGCAGCTCTCCATGTTGGAATCGGCAAAGCAAAGGAATACTTCAATGAGTTTACAGGCAACCATCCAAACGTCTTTTATCTCAATCCACACAACCATCGGTGGTTTATTCACAATGACGAGGCGGATGCCTACGAACAAGGTCTGCCATTCCCTGCATCTTCAGACGACGAAAATGACGAACCTTTTTAGCCTCTGCTGCGGCAAAACCCAAAAACCCAAAAACCTATACCCCCTTATAGGGGTATAGGTTATTTGGGGGTTATTCGGGTTATTGCCTGGAGAGGCAAGCCACGCGCGTACACACGCACACGTACACACGTGATTTGGTTCTCAGAGAATGCTTTTATGATGAAAATGCACTCGACCTCCGCGTCGGGCGCAACGAACTTAACTATGCCAACAATACCTGCATACACCATCAAAGAGATAGAAGATAAAGCTGAGATATACGATGTAATCTCTGGTGAGGGTATAGACCTCAGAAAGAGAGGTGCAAGGTATCTTGGTCTGTGTCCCTTCCACGATGATAAGCATATAGGCAACTTCAGCGTGTATCCTGCTAAGAATGTCTATAAGTGCTTCGCATGTGGAGCCGGTGGAGGTCCAGTGACCTTCATTATGAATTATAAGAATATGTCCTACCCAGATGCTATTAGGTATCTGGGTAAAAAGTACAATGTCATGGTAGATGATAAACCAATAACCTACACTCCCCCACCCGTTAAGCATGAAGCGCCGACACGACCTCTGCTGGAGTTACCTATGTCGATGGTGACTGCGAGAGAGAATACGACTGATGATACTCTATGCAACTGGATTCGTACAGGCATTAAGTGGCATGACGACCAACGTGCCAGGATAGAGCAAGTATTGAGAGATTACCACGTCGGACACTCCAAGAATGATATGACTATATTTTGGCAGATAGACAGAGGTGGCATAGTGAGAACGGGTAAGATGATGCGATATAAGCCGGACGGTCATCGTGACAAGACCAAAGGTAAGTACAACTTCGATTGGATACATACTGCACTCTCTCGTCCTATCATAGTAAAGGGTCCCGACGGATGGCCTATGTTCGATGAGAATGGTCATCCAGTAACCATGAGGCGCAACCTCGATATATACGACCCAGACAAGCAGGATGTGAAGATAATACCCTTTGGCATGCACCTGGTGAACGAATACCCTAACGCAACCATTCAGATGGTAGAGTCTGAGAAGACAGCTCTGCTTATGGCTATTGCCTATGGGAACAACGACAATCAGGTGTGGTTAGCGTGTGGAGGTATGCAGATGCTCAGTCGTGAGCGCCTTATGCCACTCATCAACCAACGTCGAATCATCAACCTATATCCTGATCGTGACGGTATAGCAGCCTGGACCAATCAGGCAAAGTCTATAGGCTACGACCTGTTAGTGGTCAACACCGAGCCGGTAGAGAAATGGTGGATACCGTCTGATGGGGATAAGGCAGACATAGCCGATATCGTGATAAACCGCCTTAATAAGTAATACCAGAACACAGTCTCAATAAGTATATGGATAATAAGATAATCACCACCACCCCGGAGGTAGAACCGGAGGTGGAAAGATATAAAGTAATAGCCACCAAAGTCTCTGCTGCATTCTACAAAATCTTCAAGCGTATCTGCCATAAGAAGAATATGAAGACATACGAAGTGGTGCAGATAATGGCAGAGACCTTTGTCCGCTACACCGATGATCGTCACAATCTGTCAGCAGAGATTGAACGGCTGATGATGTCCTTCGAACACATGGAAGGATGGAAAGACTGCTTCAATCTTGCAGAAGTCAGCGACACCGAGAAAGAGATAGAGACTGCAATCTACATCATGAGAGCTCGTGGCAAAAACGGAGAGCGAGTTGTCATGGTGAACCGTCCCTGGATGCAGTCTTGGTTTGAATCATACAATGTCGTGGATATACTTGAACGGACTATTGAATCAACGATGCCTGAGAGATACATGCGACTGCGTAGTCTCGCAGCCAATCTCGGATTCGATTCCATTCTCGACCTGCTCGACCACTTCATAGACGTTCACTCTAAAGACAGTGATATAGCTGCCTTTCGTCAATTCTTCGAAGACTCAGCACGTGCGGAGAATGCGAAGCCGATCGAGTACGGACAAAAGCGTAAGAGCACTCACCACAGAGACATTGACGGTGCAGCAGCTCAGAAGATAATCAACTTTACTAATGAACCAGAAATCGAGAATAACAATGAACAAGAAACCTATTGAACCACGACCAATCACTCAGATTCGAATCGTGAATAAGGTTAGCCAACCTACTGAGGCGCAGATTAAACAAGTGATAGAGATGTATCCTAATCACACCAACGCAGAAATTGTAGAGAAGACCAAAGTAACTGCATACTTTCTTCGTAAGATAGCCACCCAGTATAACCTGCAGAAATCAGAAGAATTTACCTATGCAGTAAGTCAAATGGCCTGCGAGAAGAAGAATGATACTCTCAAAGAAAAGAATCTCCGTGAAGAGATTCGCCAGCAGATCATCAAGGAGGAACGTGAGAAAATAAGAGCTGAACTCTACGAAGAGATGGCAAACAACGCTACCAAGTTCCAGGAAGATGTAGAACGCCACAACCAGAACAAGCAGTCTGAAGAGACGAAGACCTGGACTCGCAGGCATATCGAAGGTCTGATAGTTAAGGCATTCAAGCTGATGGATAAGAGAGGCGAACTCATGCCCAAGACAATCAAACTGGGTGAGAGCACCATTCATATTGTCAGCGTGTCACCAAACAAGGAACCTTCCAACAGGGAGGACATAATCAAACTCGCACAGAGCTTTGCCGTATGAGTCGCGACCCTAAGTATCAACACCTGCTGAACAGTGTGCGATGGAAACGTCTGCGAGCCACCTACCTGCAGCAGCACCCACTCTGCGAGCGATGCCTACGTGAGGGTAAGGCAGCAGGTATTCCACATGGCTTCATCACCAGTGCTGTGGATGTTCACCACAAGAAACCAGTGGAGAGTGCCACAAGTCAGCTGGAGATGGAAGCCCTATGCTACAACCCTGCTAACCTCGAAGCACTCTGTGTTCCATGCCATATCAAGACCCACCAAGAGATGCGAAGCCACACCTCTGAAGAAGTCAAGGCAAACAAAGAGAAAGCTCGACAAAGATTCCTGGAACAGAACGACCCCAACTACGGTATCACGGAGTGGTACGGCTAACCCCGCCCTACTCTTTTTTATTGAATGGGCAATTATTCCGAAAT